ATTGATATGTACCAAACCAAAGGGGTTCGCAGCATTTTCAGCAGGATCAGCCATGTACTCCTGACGAAAAGCAACCTCCGGCATCTGTCGTTTAGCTGCATCTATTTCCTCTTTGTCAATGAATGGGTTATCATATGTAGTGTACTTGAAAGAATCCCAATCTTTTTCACCGCCCTGACCTTTTACGAACAAAGAATAGAAATAGTTTTTACCCCTCGGTGTTGATAGGAATATAGCTTTACCCCTATAGTCAGTTAAGGTAGGTCGGATACTATTGTTCCATCCATCTTCTAAATCAGGTATGAATGATGCTTCGTCAATAATAGCAAGGTGAAATTTAAGACCACGTAAGTTATCTAAACGTTCCCCTGTGAAAAAACGTACTACGCCACCATTCATTTGTATGGTTAAATCTGATGCGTTCCGCTTAACCGTTGTAGGTAGGTTCTTATCAAGTTCAGCAAAGAATGATTTAGCCAGTAGGTAAGTAGGTGTTATATAAGCTACTTTATGCCCTTTAGATGCTTCTATAAGTGCCGTTAATTGACTGATAAGTGATTTACCGAACCTTCGTCCACACATCAATACCTTAAACCTTGCAGTACTATCTAATACTGTCTGTTGTGCAGGATGTGGCTTGTTGGCTATATTTATAACTACTTCAGGCATTATTGCTAATCAGTATATCCAAATAGTGTTTAGCTTTCTTTAAGTCTTCAACACCTCCCTTATCTTTCCATCTGCAAACGTACTTGATAATATTACCTTCAATGAAAGGTATATCATTATCTACTATGAAAGCGATAGGTTGTATCTTCATCTTATCATAGTGGTTACCGCCTACCTGTTTATTCTGTTCCATAAGTTTCTGTATAATATCGTTCAGCATCCTCAAAATATTCAACATCTCCATCTTTGGCATCAAGGCTATCTATTTCTCCGTCTTGATAACCTTTGTTATACGCTGCTTTTATCTGCTCTTTTTCCATTTGCTTGGCTTGTTGCCATATGTCATAAGGCCATTTACTTAAAGGCTTTAGCATCATATCATACAACCATTCTACCGCTGTTTGTTGTGCCATTACTTAAAATTTAAATGGTATTTAGATTCTTGTGTTCCGATCTGTCCAAGATACTTGCTACCTGCTTTCTTATCATAACTTTCGATAATATCACCTTCCACCCTTGCAAACTCTATCTGACATATCTTCATACCTGCATATATCTTTATAGGTTGTGTTGCGACAAGCTCAAGTACTAATGAACCTTCGAAACCCGGATCAATGAATCCTGCGGTAACGTGAACAAATAAACCATACCTACCTAAACTACTCTTACCTTCTACCTTACCTCTTATATTCCCTTTGATACCTATTGTTTCGTTACAATGATACAGATACACCAGTCCCGGCTTAAGTACTACGCCATCTTCCGACATAGTACATTCCCATGCATCCTGTTTAACCTTTACATCCAGTATGTCGTTTTCGTATAGCTTATACTTGTTAGCTATGGTAAGGTCAATACTGCATGGATTCAGGTTAGCATAAGTGAAAGGTGATATAACTATGTTACCATCTTTCATCTCTTTCAATATAGAACTATCTGAAAGTATCATCCTGCTAAATTGATTGTGTGAACTATTTGTGTCTGCTCTACTTTGTCGGTTAGTCCTAATTTACGTGCTACTATGCTTTGATTATAAATACCTGCTGCTGCGCCATCTATCATTTCTACTTCAGATTCTTTCTTTATATGCGTAATGATAGTGTTAAATTCTGAATATGCGCCATCTCTATTGATGATATATGCCGTTAATTCTCTGCATATATCATTCTGATAGCAATATATTTCGAACCCTTGAAGAGTAATTGGTCGTTCCTTCTTCCTGATTACTGGTACTGCTTTTGCTCCCACCCAGTCTTCTATCAGGAATGGGTTCGCTTTTACGTGGCTCTTGTAATTTTCCCAATGTATCTTCAGTTCCTCCGGGGTAAGTACCTTTGGTCGACCTACTTTCTTTCGTACATTGGATGTTTCCGTATTCGTTTTCATAATATTGAAAGTTCATTTCTTTATCCCACCATAGACGATTATAACCTGTACTATGCGCTCGTCCTATTTCTAAACGTTCATAGTTCTTTATCTCCATTAGGATTTTCCTAATCTGTTCACCTTCCGTTACCTTTAACTTATTCGACATGGTTAGTAGCTTGTTAATCGCCGTGTCTATTGGTGTCATCCGTCCTACCTCTTCACTCATAATTAGATGCTATTTATTAAATCACTTGTGTTTATTCCTAAAGCCTTACAAATCTTATTCAATCGAAAACAAGTTAGACCTAAATCACCGTACTCATATCTTATCAATGTTTTAGGATCAATCCCTATTTTATATGATAACATACCTTGTGTTATATTCTTTTCCTTCCTGATCTTCCTAATCTTCCTTCCTATAGCTACATCAAAACTTATCTGTTCACTATTCTTATATGCACCTCTTGGTATCATAGCTTGAAGGCTTTTAACGTAAATTCAAATGGGTTACCTTCTATATTCTTAATATGTTGCAACATCTGATAAGCTATGTGCCTTATCTCTTCCTGTGCATCCTGACTATAACGAAGATTATAAAAGTGAACGAATGAACGAAAGTTAAACATCACATCCATAGTAATCTGACTATTCATAGTCTTAAAATACCTTGCCGTTTCCTTTGCTCGTTTACGTCCTATCACTGGTGTTAATTCAGATAAACAGTTATGATAGTTTTCATTAGCCAACTTTGAAAATCCTATCAACCTTAAAAACCATTTATTAGTAACTTGATTGCTGTGCCAGTCATCAGGTGCGTATATCTTATCTTCCTTTAATTCCTTATACCTTGCGCTTTCACCATTGATTGATACACCAATACGATGTTTAAGCAGGTGTATATGTGTAGCTTGATCTACGGTTACTAAAAAATGTAAACTACTCTTTTCAAAAGGTGTAAGATGTCCGTTATCAGCCAACATCTTAAGTAGATCAGGTATCCGCTCTACTTTACTATCTGTTAGTTCCCTACTGGTAGATGTCCATGCTGATTGTGCTATAGTCCTGTCGCATCCATATGTGCCTATTAATAAAACTTCATTATTCATCTGATGTGTTTATGAATGATTACTTATGCCCTTCAGGATACCCATACTTATCGTAAAAGATAGAATAATCTGAACTCATTTTATATTTATGTGTCCACTTCATCCACTTGTCAGGACATTTAGTTAAGCCTTCATCCTTCATCCTACGATAGTCTGTATCCTCTCCTACATCATGCCCTATATGTTCTGAACTATTGATATCAAGGTAGTAGTTTATAAAACCATTCTGCCATGCTCTGTGACAATAGTCTGAATCCTGCATACCATATGGATCGTAATCTTCATTGAAATGTCCTACGGATTCTATCAATCTTTTAGGATATAAAGCATTTCCGAAAACGAATTCACCGGGATAAACTTTCACATCATTTATGAATGCAGGATCATGTTTCTTTTCTACGCAATGTAAAGCTATCACACCTGAATGAGGAATCTTTTTAGCTGCATCTACTGCCATTGCTAACCAACCTTCAGGCATAAGAATATCATTAGACATAGTAAATACTGCATTATATCTTTCCGATAAGTTAAATGCAGTATTGATAGCTTTAGATATACCATGCTCTGAAATAATAGTAGACATATAAGGATACCCGGCAGTCCTTGTATTATGCTCTATAACCTGTTGCGTAAACTTGTCACGTCCGTAGTCTAATATTGATACAAGTACATTCATATCAGATGTTTATTTTCTTTGATGTATGACCAAAACCATGATGCACCCTGTGACCAAGCATCTTGTATATCAAAACCATTACAGTTAATAGTAGCCTGTTTGTTAATCATATCAATCATCTTTTGATCATCTAAATGATTAACGTTAACATTTACTTTTCTTACATTCAACCCCAGTTCTTTAGCAGGTACTCCGGCATACTTGTATCCTTTGTTAAGGAACGTTTTAAGACCTACAAAAGCGGATGCACCTATCATTACATCTTCAGGTACTACTACATACTGGTGAAGGACTGCATTCAAACCTATATTAACTCTATCTGATAAGTGGCAATGTCCACCGACCTTAACACCACATGATATAGTAACATCATCACCGATATAGGCATCATGTCCTATATGCGAATGCTTCATTATGTAAGCATTCCGACCAACATAAGTAATATCAGTTGTGCCTGAATCAATAGTAACCATGCCGGTTATACGTGATCCTTCGGATATGTGAACACCCTTACTCATATGTTCACGACCTTTGTACTCCGCAGGTGCGCCAATGATGCAGTATGCACCAATGTACACAAAAGGTTCAAGGGTTACATTATCGTAAATAACTGCCGTTGGGTGAATGGTACATGAATCATGAACCTTTACATTAGGATGTACGTTGGTCATAGATGTGTTTACG